AGCTGCTAAAAATGGTAGACGTAATCCAGACTATGAGTTCGGAACTAATCCTTGCAGTGAAATTATCCTTCGTCCATATCAATTCTGTAATCTTACAGAGGTTGTTGTCCGTGCCACAGACAGTGTGGAGGATCTTGAACGAAAGGTCCGTCTGGCAACAATTTTGGGAACTGTCCAATCTACATACACTAAGTTCCCCTACTTGCGAAAGGTGTGGTCTAGAAATACAGAAGAAGAACGACTGCTTGGTGTGTCACTCACAGGGATAATGGACAACCCTTTGATGACTCTAAGTAACAAAGGATTGGAGAAGACTCTTGAACACCTTCGTGGGATTTGTGTATCTACTAATGCTGAATGGGCTGACCGTCTTGGTATACCTGTTGCTGCTGCAATTACATGCGTCAAGCCTTCGGGCACGGTCTCACAATTGGTGGATAGTGCCAGTGGCATACATGCTCGTCACAGTCCCTATTATATCCGTACTGTCCGTGGTGATAATAAAGATCCACTAACACAGTTTATGATAGATCAAGGCATTCCCAGTGAGCCTTGTGTTATGAAGCCAGATCAAACAACAGTGTTTAGTTTCCCACAAAAATCACCTGTCAGTGCTGTCGTTACAGAAGAAGTATCAGCCATTGAGCAGCTTGAAACTTGGTTGGCTTATCAACGTTCATGGTGCGAACATAAACCTAGCGTAACAATAAATGTACGTAAGGATGAGTGGTTTGAAGTAGGTGCGTTTGTTTATAAACACTTTGATGAAATGTCAGGTGTGTCATTTCTACCATACAATGAGCATACCTATCAGCAAGCACCTTATCAAGAGGTTGACAGTAATACTTACAACAATGTACTATTGACTATGCCTAAATCTATTGATTGGTCAAAGCTTTCAGAGTACGAAAAAGAAGATAACACGGTATCAATGCAAACAATGGCCTGTACAGGTGATGTTTGTGAAATGGTAGACATAACATAAGGAGAAAAATATGTTTGAAGTTATAACAGCAATAGCAGGTGTAGTAGTGTTAGCAGACTTTGTTATCCCACTGGTAGTGGATACAGTCTCAGGTTTGTTCTAGTGTATGTTTTAGTACTCATCATGAGCTTTCAAGGTAACATGAAAGTTCAAGCTTTTCACTCACTATTTACTGATTACAATACATGTATGAAAGTAGCAATAGCGATGGAAGAAAGATTGATGAGTACTAAACCATCACCAGATGCGACTGCAAATACCTATTGCTTCGAAATACCAAAGAGTATATAATTCAAATCTCACTACAAAGGAGTACATCATGGATGTATATGTAAGACCTTTCAGAAAAAAAGTCTATGACAAAGTTGACACACCATCTAAAGAAGCACTTATCAAGTACTTAGAAGCTGAAGGTCACACTATCCTTAGCTCTACTGAAGATTACTATGCAGATGTTAAGTCAGAAAAAGATGGGGTTACTTACTACCATGAAGCTGAACGTAAGGCACAATGGAATGGTGATTGGCCTACCCATTGGGCAGAGGTTAGAATACCCGGACGTAAACGAAGACTAGTAGAAAAGTATAAAGATAATTTAAACAACTTGAATTTCTTTGTATTTAATAGGGGTTATAATAAAGCATGGAAAATTAATGGTACTCAAATGACAGATGCTTGCATTCAAAAACCAAAAGGTCCAAACTATAGAATGCCAGAGCATGAAACATTCTATCATATCCCTTACACAGAAGCAGAGCTAGTGGAAATCAAATGAATAATGATCCAGTAAACAATCCAGCGCATTATAAGTTAGGCAATGGAGTGGAGTGTATTGATTACATCAAACAGGTTTTAACACCAGAAGAGTTTAAAGGTTACTGTCATGGTAACTTAATTAAATATCAACATCGACATGGATATAAAGGTAATCCTGTTGAGGATATGGAAAAAGCTGAATGGTACTTACGAAAAATGTTGGAAACTATGAAGGAGATTCATAAATGAAACCGTATGATGAAGGTATGAGAGCTTTTAAAACTGGTAAGTTGGGTAATCCTTACTCTAAAAATACAAAACAAAACAGGGATTGGGAGATGGGCTTTAATAAAGCCTATTTCTATAACCTTGAAAAGGTAAAACTAAATGAGCAGAAAATTAAAACTAGAAGAGGAAGCTAAAAAATACAGACAACAAAATAGAAAACCGCCAACTAAAACCAAGCCACTAACTGCACGTAGATTTATGGCTGGTCAAGCAATGGCGGCATTGTTGTCTAGATCTCCGGGTCATGTACATAAAGCTGATATAAAACGTGAAGCATATGATTGGGCAGACTATATGCTAGACGATGATGTAGAATAGATAAAGGGGGCTTTTGCCCCCTTATTTATTCTGTCATCTTTTGGAATCTTGATAGATCTCTTAGTGACTTTTCAGTATTTAAATACTGTTGTAAAATAAATAACTCGTTTTGTTCTAAGTCTTCTACTTCACCTAAGCCTAATTCTTTTACTGCTTTTTGAATACCTTTCTTAGGATACTTAGATGTTATGTCGTATTGCAGTGAAATTACTTCTTCAGGACCAGAGTACTGCATTCTTAAAAATGTTTTAGCTAAATCTTTTACTCTTGGTACAACATCACCATTCCAATGATCTAGTTTTTGTTGTTGAGTTAATTTATTAAACCAATTACTTTCTAATAGTAGGCTAGACTCAGCTTCCATAATATCAAACACGATACCATTAAGAGCATTAGCTGCTTTCGGTGCTTGATCTCTTATCTTCTTAGCAGTATTTAAATCAAAATCTCTAAGACCCATTTTATTCATCACACGTTGTGTGTCAGTAAGCCTAATGATTCTAGCACCCAATACTTTAGTTGATTGTATATCAGCCCTACCACCTGCTGCAGTCTCTCTAGGATCTGCTAGTGGTTTACCTGTAAACAGAGGAATGATATTATCTACATAACGAAATGCATTATTAATTAATTTATTATTTTGAACCCTGTCAATTGGTGCTGCATTTTCACCTCTTGCAACACCAGCTAAAATATTCAATGGTTCTAGCGGCCTTATCAGTGGGTTAACATATTGAGTTGCTAATGTAGTGCCAACTATTTCCATACCTTTAACTACATCTCTTCTTTCAGGATCAGCCATAAATTTAATAGCTTCTAATGTATCACGTTGTGTTTTATCTAAGTTTCTAAGTAACCCTGAAAGTCCAAAGTCTTGAGTAAACTGACCAAAAGCTTTTATTGCTTGCTGGTATTCACCCATTAAACTAAGTGCCATTATTCTTGCTGCACCTTTGTATGCTGAAACAGGGAAGTCATATTGTTGACTAAAGACCTCACCTGTTAAAGGATCTTGAGCCGCATACATAGGCAAACCCTGCTTTACATTTTCTATCTCTTGTTGTGCTAGTGTGTAAATAATACCAGCACTAACTAATGACCTAGATATAGCTTCTTCGTAAGACATATCTTCATACTTACCTGCAGCTTTTAAAATAACGTTTACACCTGTAGTGTTTTTACCTAAAAAACCTATAGTATTATTAAAGAATCTTCCAAAAGGAACTATCATACCAAGACCCGGCATATTTCTAGCGTCCTCTAACATACCAGCAAGTTTACCTATGCCATCACTAGACTTGTAAGACTTAGAAAATATAGCTTCTATTGTATCATCAACAGCACTAGCCTCTATATCACGATATTCTTTTGATGCCATGTACTTTTGAAGTGTCATATCCCCAATGTTTTGTGACCGATAAAAATCATTCCAACCTTTACCTGTGGCAATCCTAAGTTTTTTATCCATCTGGAATAAAAACTCTTGCGACTTAGTAAATGCATCTTGTGCTTGTACTAAAGATAGTCTTTGAATTAAGTCAATTTTTTCATCTATAGCTAATCCAACAAGTTTTTGATCTGGGGTAAATTTACCACCAGTTAAAAGTTGATTAGTGTTTTCTACACCACCGGGAAGTACGCTGTTTAATTTTTCCAATGCCTCAGAATTTCTTTGCAGCGCTGATTCAAAAGCAGTGTAAGTCATGTCAGCATCTAATAAAAATCTTACTCTTTGGGCATTGGATTCAATAAGTGCTTTAGCTATTCTTTGTGTATTAGCACCTTCTTCTGTCATTCCTATAAGCTTTTGCAGAGTACCTTTACCTGCATAAATTAATGCTACAGACATATCTGATGCACTTTGTAATGCGGAGTTCGCACCCCAACCAATTACATTTAAAGCACTGGTAGAAGGGTGTGAAACTAATAATCTTATTAATCTATTTTGAACTTTAGCAGTGCCTTCCATAAACTTACTAGGTTCTTTAGGTTTCTTTTTAGTGTCCTTTACAAACCCACCATCTAAAGCAGAGTCATACAAATCTTTAAGTTGTTTATCACTAATAGACATACCTAGTTGTCTAGCTGAGTTACCTGTTGCACCTAAAGCAGTACCAACTTGAGATATTTTATACGCAAAAATATCGCCTATATCACGACCAGTAACCTTAGATCTAGGTATTACTTTTCCATCTTCACCTTTAACTTTAATTTTATTACCAGTTGCTTTTTCTATAGAACGTAATAGTCCTTGAGCTTCTTTATTACTTACCTCAGAAATTAGGTCTGCCATCCAGTTACTAAACTTATCATCTTCAAATCGTTTAGCCCATACGAATCCACGTTCATATGCAACCTGAGTCATACCTTTTAATATAACATTGCCTTCTTCATCAGCATGACCAAACAATAAATTTTGTACAAACTCTACACCAAAATCTTTACTATCTTTAGATAGTACTGCACCACCTTTTAATTTTGTTTTCCAATCTCTACCAACATTAACTTTATCTTGATTTACATACGCACCAATAGTTTCAGAAACCTCAGAAACAAAACCCTCAGTTTTTGGTTCAGGTAGTACTGTACTAGGCAATGCTGTATCCGACACACCCCGTCTAGCAACTAATCCCGCTTGCAATCCACCAAGAAGAATACCACCAAGTGCAGCAACACCTACTGATAAATAACTAATATCTTCTTGTGCTTCTACATCTACCATACCCTCTTGATACAGGTACTCCATACCTGAGCCAACCATAGCATCAACACTAGTTACAACACCTATCTCTGTAATAGCTGCTCTAGTAGCTAGTCTTTGTGCTGCAGTTTTACCTAATACATTCTGTGAGTATGCAGCTATCTTAGTTTTAGATCCAGTACGAGCAGCTTTTACTCCATCAGTAAATACTTTAGTACCTACTTTTTTAGCAGCTTCTTCTGTACCTTCTTTTTTCATTGCCTCAAGAGCAACCCTTTGTGCTCCTTTAGTTCCTACACGAAGAGATCCACCAGCAACAGCTTTACCAATTAAACCACCAACAAGGTTTACTGGATCAAGTACTACACTTCTACTAAAGTCCATTAGTCCTTCAGCTTTTTCAGCAAAAGATGTTTCCTTACTAAAAATACCAGCCATATTCTCATACAACTGATATGCTTTAGCGGCCCTAGCCTTTTTATCTGCATCATCTTTTATGTCGTTAATGTAGTCCATCTCAGCTAAACCCCTTACGGAGTTTCCTGATACTACACCTCTACGATTATTTAAAAAACTATCAACAACAGATTCTCTGGTTTTTTCATTTACTTCTTCATCACCATATCTGTCACGCATATACCCCTCTACAATAGAGTAGGCATAGTCATTTTCTACTATATCATCTTGAGTATATGTACCAGCCTCTGGTAATACAGGTTTAACCGAAACACTTGATGTTATATCTGCAAAAGTATCTTCTTTAGTGGGAGATAAAGTTACGTTTGCAAAAGGATCATTATTTTGGATTTCCGTTTGCGTCATGTAA